ATGACATCAGTTGACATTGCCTTCCTGGCTAGCTGTATAGCTTTTTGCTTCGCTACTTATTTCTACTTTTTCCCCAATAGGGGAAATGGAGATATTTCACTTGAAAGTACCAACCTCTTCGAAACAACACCCGCCCTACAACTCGTCCCAAGGATCGATAGTTTAATGGATCCCAATCACAAACTTATTGTGACCAGTTCGTCCGGCGGCTATCCAGAAAGTTTAATCGGCGGTTCGCTTTGGATGGAGAAGATAGAAGAATGGCTGCGTCGGGGTGTTGCTATCGAATACTTGATCACCTCAGGGAAGCCGAAGCACTGCCATGCGATTTCTGAACTTGGCTTGATGTTTCCAGATTTACTGAATATCACATTCTTGGTTAATGATGACACCAAATCTGAGCGCTTAATAAAAATCATTAATGATTATCACGATACTCATCCTACGTTTGTGGTAGACAGCGAGAACACGCCAGTGGCACTATGGCTAGAACGTTTCCACTCTCCGGAATCCGGCATGGCGCTAGACGTTTCTTACGTCTCTCCGATGGATATTTCTGAATCGGAGTTGGCTTATATACACTGGTCTCAGCTTTCCGAGCTTCGAAATGCGTCTGAAGTTCTTTCTCAGCCCGAAATGCGGCGGGTTTGCTCCGCTGCAGCTCAGGCAGCCTGAATTGCACGGACTATTTATTACTTAATAAAATAGTACCAGTACAGGGCTGCAGCGAGCCCGCAACACGATATAACGAAGTGAATGGCTGTAGAATCCATCTGCGCTCCATACTCTGGGAGAGATGAGTATCCGATGAATGTCTTAAGGTCGGTTATCTTCAGGCACTGTAAGTCGATAAAATGGTAACTTTATTATGGCAGGAAGCTGAGAGCGGTTTCAATCTCTACGCCCGGAAACCGGCTCATTAAACACCACAAAATCTACGCCCGCCTCTCGGCACTTTAGTTCCAACTGGAACAGGAGGTTCGCAGCTTCATGCGCGAGATGCAGCAAGCCGCTTTCTGGGTCCCGCTCCTCTCCCAGATCGCGGGCCAGGCGATGACGACGAGCGGCCGCGTTGTAGCGCTCCACCTCAACACCCTGCCAGGAATGCGCCTCATATTTGAGGGCGCCGAAGTCCAGAACGCGGATGATCGCCAGGAGCGCGCGGGGGCACCCGGTCTCGAGGAGCAGCGGATTGGGTTTGCCAGCATCGGCTTTGAAGGCTTGGGAATGGGCGTCCATTGCGGATCTCCTGCATGGGTTCTCTGGGGGGATCAGGCGCGCCATTGTCCGGCGCGCAGGGTGACAATGGCGCGCTTGCCGTTGCCGTAGGTCAGGATTGCGGAGTGGGACCAAGAGGACGGGCCACGATTGTAGCCCATGTCCAGACTGGCGAAGAGGCCCGCCTGATAGCAGCCCTGGTAGATCGCGGCGGAATGGGAATGGCCGATGTTGGCCTTTTCCCCGGTGCGGGCGATATTGGTGGCGGTACCGCGCGCGCCGTTTGGCCCAAGGTCCCCGTGCTGGTCATGACGGACCCCGGCGATCTCCAGCCGCTCATGGCGGGACAGGAAGCGAATGGCAGGGTCCAGTCCTGCGCGTTCAAAGGCCCAGGCTGCCAGGTCGAACCCCGTATCGTTGCGCTTGATCGCCGCGACCTTGGCTGCCGCTGCGGTCAGGAAGAACCCGGCATTGATCGGGTCGCGCCGGAAGTCCGCCGTTTCAATCCAGCGGTCTAGGTGTTCATCGTGGTTGGATTTCACCACATAGGTCTGCGCCCAGCGCCGGGTCAGCCCGTTCAAAATCTCGGCCGTCTCCTGGATCTCGCCCTCTACCGTGTCGACCTTGTCATAGAGCGCTGCCACCAGGTCAAAGAACGTGTTGTGGTGGGATCTGGGGCCGAAGTTCAGGACGTCATTCAAGACCTGATGGCGGGGGCGTAGCGTGTCCACCAGGCCACCCTTGCCCCAGACTGTGGCCAGAACCTCTTTGTCCAGCTTCACCCCGTGAATGTCCCCAGGCGTGAAGACCTCGAGACGGTGGCCCGTGGTGACCTCGCCCCCCTCCACGCGCAGGTCCAGATCATAGATTTCGCCTTGATCGGTGGCGTTGATCTGGCGGGCAAACCAGACGCCCTTGGGCGTGACCTCCACCAGAAGGGCGCCGAATGCGTGGTGGAACTCCGCTTTGAGGCCCGCCTTGCGCTTGATGTAGTGTTTCAGGGTGGCGGCGCCGGTGGTGTAATTGAACTTGGCGTCCGTGCCCGGCGCGGTGGCAATGGATTTCATGGCGATCTGCGGGTGAGGAAAGACGCAGGAGGCGGTGCCGGTAAAACTGTCCAGCCCGGACAGCGGGTTCACGGCCGTGGGAATGATATTCATATCCCCCGCCCAGATCAGACCGGGGCAGATCTCCACGCGCTCATCGGCCAGATATGGCTCCACCTCGGGCGCATACCACAGGTCCGTTTCAGCCGCCCGGTTGACCTTTTCCTGGGCCACCTGGGCCTCACTGTGATTGTAGCGAATGCGGGCCACCATGATTTCGGCGCCGTAGTGATCGGCAAGCGCCCGCAGGTTTGCCCAGAACCCGGCGTGAATGCCGGTGTTGCTTTGGGCAGAGGTCAGCAGATAGCGGCGCACATGGGGGCGGTCCTCAAGGCGGCGGGCGGCGGTGGCCAGAACCTCGCCATGGGCGGAAATCCCCCAAGCGTCTGCTTTGCGCAAACGCCGTTTCAGTTTAGAGCGGGTGACCCCGAGGGTGCGGGCCGTGGCGGAGATATTGCCGCCGTGATCGGCAAGCGCCTGGACCACCAGGCGCGCCTCGGCCGGGGTGATCTCTGCGGGGCGGTGGGACAGCTCGCTCATTCCTCGCCCTCCTCTGCCTTGCCGCGCGTGCGGCGCCAGATAGGGGTCAAGGCCCAGGTCAGGAACCGGACACCCAGCACGAAAGACGACGCCAGGGCCAGCGCATCGGGTGCGGTCAGGAAGACGTCCCGCCCGTTCCAGGTGAAGGTCCAGAGCGGGGCGAGGAAGAAGCGCACCGCGTGGCTATCCGCGCCGCCCTCTATCAGCGGCGCCGTGGCGATAGGCGCAACCGAGGCCGACGCCAGAACCATGTCGATCTTGGGCAATCCTGATTTCATGTGGTCACCTCTGATGCAAAACTTAAGTGTTGCCCTGCCCCGTCCCTCAAAACGTGGCCTCGACAGAAAGGGTCACGGTGGCGCGGCCCATGCGGCTTTTCTTCTGGGCCAGCTCCACCTCTAGCGTGGCGCCCGTGGTGTAGTCCGAGAGGGCTTGCAGGGCCGGATCGGATCGCAGGGCGGCGCGGATCGCTTCCCCGGCGGCGGTGATCTGGGTGCGGCCCTCATCGCTGGAGGCGAAGGCGGCGAAGTACTCCACCTCAACTGTCAGTTGGACCTCCTCCAGATCGGCCCCCATGGCGGCCGGAATGGCGCCGTCCCGGGTCACGGTGACGGTGAATGCCGGAAGGTTGTCGGGCAGAATGTCGGCTGGGGTCTGTGACCAATCTTTGGCACCGGGCACAGCAAGGGCCACGGCGGCCTGGGCCGCCGCCTGGATCGCGGATTCACTCATGGGATACTCCTTCAAGCCGGTGCGGCGCCGGGTTCGATGATCAGGACGGACAGGCGCACCGTTCCGCCGGTGAAGGCCGTGGCCTCATCCTGCGCGGTGATCAACAGATCCGTATCGGCATAGGTGGCATAGGGACCCACCACGCCAATGTTGGAGGACGGGGCATCGCGCCAAATGTAGCTGCCAAACTTGGACAACTCGCCAGTGACGCCGACCTTGATCTGGTCGGGGCCGGTCACATTGGTTGCAACCCAGGTGGTGACGCCAAGAACAATCGCCCGCGCCGGGATGGCCCCTGCCACTGCGACTTGCGTTCCGCCACCCGACAGATCCACCTCAAGGTCGATGGTGCGCAGACCCAGCGTTCCGCCAAAGGCGCCGATGATCTGACCCGGCACCCAGCCGCGCGATCCGGCATAGATCCGATAGCGACCCTCCTCCAGCACCAGGACCCGGTGGCCAAAGGCGGCCGGGATCTCCACCCATGCCCCGCCGGAATAGAGGGCCATCTTTCCCTCCCCCACCACGCCAAAGACCCCGCCGGATGGGACGATATAGGCCTCCCCCTCAGCCGGTGACAGCGGGGCGGTTGCGAGCGTGGCGGAGACCACAACGCCGGGCAACAGGGCATCAATGAGGGTCAGGGCCTCGTTGTGGGTAACGTGCTTTTGGGCCTGGCCCGATTGCAGATAGGGCAAGCTGAACTTGGCAGTGGTCATGTCGGACTCCTGTTCAGGGTGTTGGGATCAAAACGTGAGGGAGAGGCGTGCAGGAACGCCCGGCCCGTAGGTTTCCGAAACCTGGGCCACCCGGATCTCCTGAAGGCCAGAGAGGGCGGAGACGTCCAGGTCCTCGAGGTTGGTGGCATCCGAGACGGTCAGAGAGACAAGCGGCAACTCCTCTGGGCCGATCTCCACACGGTAACGCTCGAACGCCTCCCCCAAGGGCACGTCCTCGCTATCGGGCCAGGTGTCCCCCTCAACCCTGGTGCGCCGTATCCAGGAGAGCGACAGCAGCCCACCAGAGAGGGCAGCTTTCAGATGGGCGGGTGAAAATGGCCGCCGCCCTGCCCCTTTAAAGCTGTGAAGGATGCCTTCCACCTCGGCCTGGTCCTTGCCGGTGGGCAGCGCCCGCCAGTAGAACGCGCGGCCGATCTCCTCGGCCCGCATGTCCACTGGGATCACGGCGCTATCCAGCGCGACCAGGCGCGCACCGGGGGCAAGATCTGCATCACCACGCACCCACTCTGTGCCAAGCTGCCCCCGCAGAAAGCCTGACAGGCGCCAGGTGTCCTTGGCGATCAGCTCGGCCGTGGTGAATTGCAGGACTTCCCAGGCGCCGGGGGCATGCTCTATCGCGATGGCATTTGCACCGGCCAAAACGTCCTCGCGGGATCGGCTGACAAAACCCCCAGCAAAAAGCTCCACCTCCAGGGTTTCTAGCGACCAGGTAGAAGGCGATCCAGGCGGAAAAGCCGTCACTGTCTCGCCTACCGTTGCCGACAAGCCGGTGCGCAGATTGTGGCTGTATCCGGTCTCCAGGCTGGGAGAGCGGAACAGATCCACCCCGCCCGGCCAGGGTTTGGCATGGAAGGCCGCAAGGCCCTGGTGATCCGCCATTGTGAGGCCGGGAAGCACCGGCAGATCCAGGAAGTAGGGCAGCACCGTTTCCGAGGGCGGCGCCACGCGGGCCAGCCCCGGACGGATCGGTCCGCCCACCGAAGAGAGCGCCGTCCCCGTGTAGAGATAGGCACTCACTCTCCGGGCCTCCCCTCGGACCACTTCATCCGCAATAAAGCGCAGCCTGGCCCCGGATTTTGGCGTGAAGCCAAACACATCACCGGGGCGCAGGGGCGAGGACGGCGGCAGGATCAGCTTGATTTTCTCGCGCTCATCGGCTGCCCGGTGCAGGATGGTTTCGGCTGTGGCCGTCATCCGCTCCAGATCCGAGACCAGCGCCAGTTCTGCGTCCACCTCGGCCTGGCCCGGCTGTTCGCGGATGGTGGCCCGCGCCGCGCCGGCCTCATAGTCCAGTTCTGTGTCGGAATAGCTCACCACCGCAACGCGGGGTGTCTCCTCCTGCGAGGTGCGAGTGATGGTGTAGAGGGCGGCGGTTCCCTCCTCCACCAGGTTGTCCAGGGTGTAGTCCGCAACCAGCCGCGCCGATGCTCTGGCGGCAATGCGCAGCACCGCGCCATCCTCGGCAGCATCCAGATTGAGAGCAGTTTCCCAGGTGCCCATCATATCGCGGAAGGACAGCGGGCCGGACAGGATCATGCCATCCGCTTGACCATGGCAGCGGGTCAAATCCAGGAGTTCAGGCGCATAACCGTAGTGGGTGGTCAGGCGCCGCTCTATCACCTCGGCCGCAGGGGCCGATCCGGCCCGGCCGTTCAGCCAATGACCATAGCGCCAGTTTGGCCCATCGCTCCAGACTTCTGTGGTGCGGGGGAACTCTGGCCAGGGGCGCGCGTCCCAGGACCAGACAAAGGCGTTTTCCGTGGACAGGACGGCGCCGCCGTTCTCGCCCCACCATTCCAGCATCGCGCGGATGTACTGGCGCTGCATGAAGTCATCCCGCGCGCCTGATGAGTAATGCGGCATGAAGGACTCAGAGGTCTTTGGGTCATAGAAGACATTCGGCTGGTTGCTGCCAAGGTGAATGGCGGGGCAGCCAAATTCGGTAAACCAGACGGGTTTGGAGCCGGGCGTCCAGGCCGTGGGCGATCCATCGCGCACCCCGCCGGGGCGGTTGTGATGCGCCGCCCCATGCCATGCGCGGATTGCCTTCTGGCGAAAGACCCAATCCTCCCCATAAGCGCCGTCCCATATCGGTGTGCGGGTCTGGGCGTCGCGGTCTGCCTGGCTGGCATAGTAGTAGTCCCAGTATTCGCCGCCCTCAATCTGCCCCTTGAGGTAGTCCAGCGAATAGACCGAGGTGACCCCGTTTGCCGGGTCATAATCCGCATGGGCCTGTCCGGGACGCCAATCCGAGAGCGGCAGATAGTTGTCGATGCCGATAAAATCCACATCTGAGGCCCCCCAGAGCGGGTCCAGGTGGAAATAGACCTCCCCCCCATTGCGGTGGGAATGGTATTCCGACCAATCCGCCGCATAGGAGATTTGCGCCCCAGGCAACATGGCTTTGACGTCACCGGCCAGAGAGACCAGCGCGTCCACAAAGGGATAGCTGCCCGGTGTATCCGTCGCCATGGTGAGGTCCACCAGTTCGGAGCCGATCAGAAAGGCATCCACCCCGCCTGCGTTTCGGGCAAGCGCCGCCAGATGCAGGATGAAGCGGCAAAAGGACCACTCATCCGGGCCGGAATACACCGGCACGTCAGTTCCGGCAGAGAACTGGCTAGGCGCCGCCGTGCCCACCAGGGCGGCCACTTGCGAGGCCACTGGCCCGTCCGCAGCGGCGGGACCGATCCGGCCGCGCCAGGGATAGATGGCCTGGCCAGTGCCCCCATCCCGGTCCGGCAACTCATTGCCTGCCGGAATATCCATCATGATGAAGGGATAAAGCACCACCCGCAGGCCACGGGCTTTGAGGTCGGCAATGGCCTCCATGACGGATCTGTCATCGGGGGCAGATCCAAAGGCCGGGATGCCGTCAATCAAGGACACCAGATTGGCAGAGGCACGCGACAGCCCGCCAGCGGACCAGGCGCGGGATGGGGATTTATCCTTGGTCTCTACCCGTGGTTCGATCTCGCAATGGGCGGCGCGCAGATCGGTGCCAAACCAGGAGACCACAAGGGCCACGGTATCGCAGGTCGGCAGCACGCCTTGCAGCAAATCCAGCGATTCTGCCCAGTCGGATTTGCCGCCGCTGCGTATCGCGTTTTCGCGGGTGGTGGAACCGGCCGCGCCCTTGGTGATCACCGCAGGCGAATAGCCGAATTCGGTTGAACCGGGGATCATATCCACGCCCCGGATCAGCTCCTCCATGTGGCCTGATGGCCCCCAGACCTCAAAGGTCAGATTAGGGATGCGGCGACCATAGGCTTCCACCTCCAGGCGCTCAAAGACCACGTAGGACACGCCGCGATATGCAGGCGCACCGCCGTCCTTGGCCACAATGAGCGCGTCCGGCTCCTGCGTCTCGCTGCCATTATAGAACCGCAGCGTCAGATCCGAGGTGTCCAGGAGTTTCCCGTCCGCCCAGATGCGGCCAAAATGGCGGATCGGGCCGGTGGCGCAATCGGTCAGGGCCACGGCAAAATTGGCATAGTAGGTGTATTCGGTGGTTTCCACAGATCCGCCGGACCCTTTGCCACCCTGCGAGGTGGTGCTGGTCACCTCCTCCATATTGGTGGCCCAGATCACTTGGCCAGCCACGCGGGCCACGCCCTCCACCACCGGCAAGCCGCCGCCCTCGGCAGATTTCTGGACTTCCAGATTGTCCAGTCTCGGCCCGGTCACCTGCGAGGAGGCCCCAAAAAGGGACTGGTCCAGGGATCGGCCAATGAGGCCCCCGGCAGCCTTGCCGAGAGCAGCAGCGGATACCCCCAGAAAGGTGCCACCAATAGAGCCACCAATGGCCGCGCCTGCGGCCGAAAGCAGAATAGTTGCCATTTGCTGGCCTCCAGAATTTGAGGGGAGTTCAGGGGGACGGAAAGCGGGCGGCGAAGGACAGGCCCGCGCGGTACGCGGCAAAGGGCACGCAGACCACGCCCACACCTTCTTGGGCATGGATGAATTGGCCGCAGCATTCCAGAATGCCGCAATGGGCCTCGCGCGTGCCTTGCAGCCGCAGGACCACCACATCACCAGGGCGGGCTGCATCCAAGGCCACGGGGCAAAGATACTGCCGGGCCGCCTGCACCAGCGGGCGGGCGGAGGCATTGGCCCAATCCGCGCGCCAGGGCGGCGGCGGGGGAGCAGGCTTTCCGGTCACATCGGACCAGACGCCGCGCACTAGGCCAATGCAATCACAGCCCACCCCGCGCAGGGCGGCGGACAAAACATAGGGCGTCCCGATCCAGGCCCGCGCGGCGATCAACGGCGGCGGGTCAGCCTCCATTGCGGGATGCGCCATCATGGCCAGCCTCGCCCGGCACCGCATATTTGAAAGCGTCCTCGCCCACGATGGTGGGAAAGCCCCGGAAGTTGGCAGAGTTCGAGAACCGCGCGTGGCAGGTGGATATTGATTTGTCACAGCCCGGCAGCAGGTCGAATGCATCGCCTGCGCTCATCGGCTCCAGAGGCGCGCGCCACAGGCCCAGATTGCTGCCCCTATGGGCGCGCACATCATGGCGCTGGCCCAGATTGGCGCCCGAGGTCCAGATCAGGGTTCCGCCGGAATAGGTATTGTCGGTCCCCGCTGGCAGGCCGTCCACCACAAAATCCGCCTCCCCCACCAGGGCGCCGATGGTGCAGGAGACTTGCAGGGCGGTGGCGTCAAAACCGCAACGGTTATCGCCCAGCTCTGCATCGCAAGTGCTGGTGACAAAACGGCCGCGTTTCTGCGCCAGGTTCCCGGCCTCGGATCTGAGTTCCGCCGTGAAGGACACTTCAGTTCTGGAGACCTCGCCCAGGTAGTAGTGGCCCAGCGTGTCGTGGCGCCTCTGGCTGGACCAGTCGATTTCCAGCACCTCCACCGATGCCCCATCAAAGAGGCCCCGCGCCAGATCCTCCTCTGTCACCGCATCGGAGTTGATCCCGCCCTGGACTTCCTGTTCATCCACCGCCAGGCCAAGCGAGGTCACCGCCTCAGAGGGGCTGAGGGCGGCTGAGGCCTCATAGGTCACCCCCTCCACCACCAGATCCACATCGCAATCGGTGAAGCCCATCACCCGGCCATCCGCGCGGGTCAGCTTCCAGCCGCGCACAAGTGTTGTGGTGTTGTTCATAATAAGACCTATCGTTGACTCTAAGGATGTATGGCTGGTATGATTTAAGCAGCGCCGCATAATGGCGGCGGCCGCAGCCTTTACCTGTGAAAGGGCACTGCGGTGGTTAGCGAACATGCAACCCAATGAGGCATGGACACCCCCTTTTGGGGGATACTGACTCAGAGAACTTGCGCCGCCTTGCGGCACACAGGGCAAGGGAACTGAGGAACAAGTCGGCAATTTGTCGGCTGGGTTCCTCTTGTTCCCTCGGAACATCACCCGGCCGCATGATCATGAGGTTATTGGTGATGAAGGGAAAACCCTACGTATTTTGGACAGTCGCAATCCTTACCGTTGCCAGCGGTATTGGGGCTTCCTTTTTTGCGTTGGTACCAGTCTGGTTTCCGCACCGCGCGGAGGCAATGGGTATGGTGACAAGCTGGCACTCGACACTTTCGTATCTTTGCGCCACGGGCATGGGTGGCGTCTTGTTGTTGATTGGCCGCCCATGAGCTACTCCCTTACCTCGATAAGCTGGATTTCCGGGATGGTGCCAACGCCGCGCCCCTCCTCTTCGGAGAAGAACGCCATATCCGTGGCAATGCGCTGGGTGTCGAAGCGGACCGGCACGTCAAACAAAAACCCGGCGGTGATCACCACGCCGGGATCCGGCGGGGAAAGGAACGAGACCCGGCCCGTCAGGTTATCAACGCTCCACCCGGCCGCCTGGGGGATGCCATCCAGCGCCACCAGGACGGTTCCCGCCACGGGTTTGGTGATCTCGCGCAGGTATGGCGTCAGCGCCCCATAGCGTTTGACCAATTGGAATTCACTGGTGGCCCCATCGCCCGTGCCCAGTTCTTGATCCGTTGCCGCTGGGGCGGTGCCTGCGCTGGCGGCACTCGAGAAGTCAGACCAGTCGCGGAAGCGGAAGGAATGCAGCGGCCCGCCAGTCTCCTCAAAAAGCGCGATTACGGCGGCCAGGTCATCCACGGACCGGATGCCAAAGCCCGCGTCATAGGACCGGCGCGAGTTCTTCCAGCGCGCGTTGCGCTCCTCATCGCCGCTCGCCAAAGCCACAATATCAACCCGGCGTTCGGGTCCGCCAACCACGCCTGACGCAACGTCACGTGGGAAAGCCAAATCTAAGAAGCTCATTCGGTTCTCCAGCTTGTGTTTTTTGGGGAGGTTTTGCCCAAAGAGAGATGATTCGGTTGGTAAGCTTAACCTTTGTAAATCGTTGCTTTAACAACGGCTTTTGGGTTGGCCAGTTTTGAGAGAATAACGGAGGCATTTTTCCCTCACGCCCTTCTCAATCTCTGAATATCTAATCAAATCAGAGCCTTGTCCTTCCGTAAACTTCTTATTCATTATTGAGCTTTTATTATGGCTTAAGGATGTCGAGAAAACTTAATTCAAATGCCTGGGAAAACTCATAGGCCAACAGCTTGAGGAATGAAGAATTTGATCAGCTGAACTGGAGGTGCGAGATGAACATTTGGGAATTTCTCCAAGAAACGAACATCAAAGCTTTCGGCATGGAGTTTTCTGGCTTTGGCGCATCAATAATCTGCCTGACCCTCGCCACTCTAATCCTGCGTATTGGCCTCAGTGCTGGCCCAGCCGTCCTTCGGCGCTTTTTTACTCCGAAGGATGACGACTGAGGTTCGAAACGGCCCTTTCTCAAGCAAACCGCCCGCCACGCCCCACGGCGCGGGCGATGGTGGCGCCGATGCGGCCCGAGGAGGCCTTGAAGGATGCGGGATCTGGCGTCTGGATGGTGACATTCACCGGGCGGCCGCCCTCTGGCTGGCCGCGTTTCACAACCTTGATGTTTTCATCAGCAGAGACCCGGAAGGCCGCCACGTTGCGATCAATCCCAGCGCGCCCGGCCACCTCCATTTCGCCGCCGGTGTCAAACCCCAGTAGGCTGCCAAAGAAACTGCCAACGCCGGACAGAAAGTTGCCTCCACCAGTGCCGCCAAAGCCCCCTGCAAAAAGGTTCTGCGCAAGCTGGGTGAGCGCGTCGGATATGGGATCAAAGACGTCCGTCAGAATGCCATCCAGAACATGCTTGCCCCAGGCGTCGATCACATCGCCAAAGTCATCAAGGGTCAGTTTGCCATCGTCAAACATGGCTTTCAGAGCGTCCGACACCACCTTGGATTCTGCATCGAACTCTTTGCCCATGTCGGACGCCTCCTGGCGCAAGCCGCCAAGGCTGGCTTTCAACCGCTCGGCCGGATCAATGGGCGTCACCAGCCCCTCGCCAAAGGAGACCGTCCCGTCCTTTGCGTCTGCCAGAGCCTCCTCAAGGGTGCGGATATTCTCCTCTGTCTGGCGCAACTGGTCCGACATTTCCTGGTCCGTATCCAGAAGGCGCTGGCGCTCCACCAGAAGGTCCGCCAAATGCTGTTGCGCCTCCTCAAAGGCCTCGGCCTTGCGCGCGGTTGCGGCGTCAATGCTGGGAAAGCCCAGCGAATTGAGCGCGGCCTGGGCATCGCTGATTTGATCGGTCAGACCGGCATATTCACCCGAGGCCAGCGCCAGGGCGCGCTGCTCTGCAATGATCGCATTGACGTTTTCATAGCGGGCGCGGGCCTCGGCCAGTTTCTTTTGCGCGGCCTCCACCGACAATGTGGTGTTGGTCCCCAAGGCCTGCGCCAATAGCTGCGTCTGGGTGATCTCATCGGCAAGCGCCTGGGTCAAAACATCCGTTGAGGCGGTGGCATTATCCGTTTCCGGCCAAAGCGCGGCCGCCGCAGCGGTGGCAACACCAAGCGCGGCAACCGCCAGCCCAATGGGGCCAGAGAGGGCAGAGAATGCCAGAGTGAGGCCGCCAATCGCCAGTGCCAGCGGGCCGACAGTTACGGTCAAAAGGCCTAGGACCACTATGGATTTCTGAACCGGGTCTGGCAGGGATCGGAACCCCTCTACAGTTGCGCGGAAAAATTCGGTGATCGGTGGCAGCAACTCGGCCACCACGGCGCCCACCTCCTCTTTCAGATCGCCCCAGGCATTGGAAAGTTGATCCATAGCGCCCAGCCCGGCCTCGGCCGCTGCCTGGGCCTGCCCGCCATATTGCTTTTCCAGCTCCTCCAGGATCAGGGTTTGCGCGCTGGCCAGATCGCCGGTTTGCGCCAGCGCCTTGATCACCTTGGTCTGGTCCTCGGAAAAGGTCACACCGGCCCGCGACATTGCCGTGAGACCCTTGGCAGGATCGTTCAGCGCCTTGCCAATCATGATGGCGGCAGAGCGCAAATCCCCGTCCAGGGTGGTGGCCAGATCCAGCGCCCGCTCCTGGGCCAGCTCGAACTGTTGGCCCGACAGATTAGTAAAGGTCAAAAGCTGCGCCGTGACCCCGTTCAGGATCTCCTCATCGCCAAAGCGGGTCACCTCTTGCAGTGCGGAAGCCTGGCGGAACAACTCATCCGCCGCAAACCCAGCCGCACCGCCGGTGGATTTGATGCCCTGCATCACCTTGGCCTGCGCCCGCTCCTGCGTGTCATAGAGCGAGAGGGAATCCCGGAAGGCAAAGAGGATCGGCGCGGTGGCAGCGGTGGCAGCCGCGCCAAATCCCATCAGCCCCCGCCCCATGCCTGCCAGGCGGGTGGAGGCGGTGGCCGCCATGCCGTCAATGCCACGCAGATTGGCCCGCACCGCATTGAAGGCCGCGCCGGTTTCATCGCGCGCCTTGATGGCAAAAAACAGATCTCGAACGCCCATATAGCCGCCTCTTGTTCAGTTGGAGGTTGTTCAGTTTGAGGAATGTGTGGAGGAGAGAAACACCACCCAGCCCCGGATCTCCTCGGCCGGAAGGTCCAGCACCTCGCCCAAGGATTTCTTGAGGTGGAAGGCAACCCGGTAGAGGTTGCGGGTTTCCGTGTCCTCCTCGATCAGTTTCCCAGTTTGGCCGCCGGGGTGAGGCCCAAAACATCCATGGCGATGCGCGACACCACCTTGGGGTCGCTCGCCCCTTCCAGCGTGGCGAGGGTTTCGGCATCATCGGTCAGGAGCGGTTTCCCGTCCTTGTCCTTGAGGCAAAGAATGCAGGTGAGGGCCATCTGCCGGGACTCGGATTTGCCGCAGCGGGCGTTGATCTCCTGGCGCTTCCGCAAAGTGGGCGGATCATAGAAGGCGACCAGCGGCTTGCCCTCCTGCCCCCATTCGGGGATCTCGAGTTCCTGCCCCCGCATATTGTCAAAATGCGCGCGGGCAGCCGTCAGGATTGCATCGGAAGTGGACATATCAAAGACCTCCAGAGATGTCTGGGTTTGAGGGAGAATGCAGCCAGGCCCGGCAGGAGCCTGGCCATGCCTTTACGCGGCGGTGCCGGTGACAAGCGCGCCCTTGCCTGCAAAGTTGAAGGTGATGGAGACCCAGCCGTCCTTGTTGGCGGTGATCGGCGTTCCCGTCACCACGGCCGTGCCAGAGCGATAGGGCTGCCCCGTGGCATCGCCTCCGGGGTAGAAGTGCAAGGGCACCACGTCCCCCGGCTCCAGCGAGATTTGGCCCGCGTCATTGGGATCAAAATACGCCTCGGCAGAGCCGGACCATTTCTTGATCGTGGCCTCATTGTCGGCCCAGGCATCGCCCATGCTGTAGCCCTCGGTGACAGTGGCTTGCGGGTCCACGTTCCAGGACTGCAACTGTCCAATGGCATCGCCCGAAACACCGTTCACTTTGACCACGCCGCCGTGGCCGTGGATTTTTCCCATGATTAACCCCTTTCCAGGATAACGCGGGTCAGTCCTGACCCGTCCGGTTGCAGATCCGCGACCCGGTAATTCACGTTTAAGATCTCCAGGTCGTCGCCCTGGGCAGCACTAGCGGGAACCTCCACGCTGGCCACGGTCAGGACGGAATAGATTGCCGAAACGCCCACCGCGTCCCCCGCCAGCGCGACCTCGCGCGCCTCCTCAAAGATGCCATTGAGGTCCACCAGCTCGCCGCCCTGAGTGTCCCAGGTGGCGGCATCGGCAAAATCGGCGGGATCAAAGAAGACGTCCCAGTCTTCAAACATCAACTGGCCCCGGTATCATCGGTGGCAGCCTTGGCCTTGCGGGTCTGGCGGGCCTTGTCCTGTTCCACCCGCACCGCCTGTTTGCGGCTGACCAGCCGCTTGGCTAGCGCGCCCCCCACCTGGACGGTTTCCCCGACCACATGCTTTTTGCCCTTATGGGTGAGGCCTGTTTTCAGGATCACGCCTACGGTTTTTTCGGATTGCTCATTGCTCATGGTTTTGCCTTTTCAAAAGGGTGACAGGCCGCGCCCCAGCACGGGGCGCAGCCAGATCATTTCGAGAGGTCAGAAGGGGGAGTGGGGATTAGACGTAATCGCGCCCGTAGGAGAACGACTTGTCATGGCGCAGGCCAAAGTCCACGTCCTGGAAGGCCCGCAGATGGACGCCGCCAGAAGCCGCAAGGGTGGCCGTGTCCACGGTCAAATCCAGGCCCGACCACATGGCAATGATGAAGTCCATCCAGTTACCATAGAGCAGGCTTGCCGCCGGGGCGTTGTTGGAGACCACCGACTGATAGCCGTTCAGCTCTGTGCCCTTCATCATGAACTCGGCCGTCCCGGACACCTTGGGGGTGGACTTCAGCCAGCCGCGCATATTGGCGTTGAAGCAATACTTCATGCCCTCCACGTCCGCATCATCAGCCGCAATCACAGACTCCATCTGCACCACCTCGGCCCAGGTGGGCGCGCCCGCCGTGGCAAAATCCACGTCCGAGATTGCCGCGTCCATCAGGCCGTCCGGCGCGTCACTGTCTGCATCGCCGTTGATGCCCACCCGGTCGATTTCCAGCGCCATGATGCGGATCAGGTCATCCCGGACCAGCGCCTCCATATCGGGCGAGGTCTGCAACATGGCCCGGCGAGTGATCGGCACCGCCGCCGCCAGAGTGTGCGGGGTGAGGCTGAGGCCATCAAAGCTGGACTGGCTTTCGGTGGGCGCGCCGCCCTCCCCAACCCAATAGGCGGTCCCGCCACTGGTCTGGCGCGGAATGGTGACATTGCCAGACAGGCCGGTCAGAGTGCGCACCCCAAGCCGGGTCAGGGCCGCGCGCTTGCGCAACAGCCCGATGAAAGAGCCGTCCATATACTGGGTGTCTACCAGCGCGCCGCCCGCCGATGGCGTGCCCACATTCTGCGCACGGGTCTGTCCCCGGACAAAATCCTGGTGCGACAGCACATCCCCCGGAACCAGAATGCCCTTGGCAGAGCGCCCCAGCTTGTCCTGCGCCGCCTCGGAGACCTCCAGCTCAAAGGCCGCTGCCGCGCGTGCCTTCTGGTCGGTGGGGTCGGTCAGGAAGCGCACCGCCCGCATGAGGGAAAAGCTTTTGACCTCTTTTTCCGTGAGGCCGATTTCGGCGTTCTTGGAGCGGGTGCCCTCGGCCTGCTCACTGCCCATATCGTCTAGGATGGCACGCTGGAAAGCGGCCACGGTGGTGTCCCCTTCCAGGGCCGCTTCCACCTTGTCCGGGTCCACCTCGAACTTGCGCCCCAAGGCGCGGATCTCCCTTTGGCGGGCCTTGTCGGCGCGCAGGGCATCCGCCGCAGACGGCCCCTTGGGCGCGGCCGGAATGCTGCGGGTCTGGGCATCATCGCCCCCGGCGACTGTGTGCTGGGTGCCCGTGTGCTGGGTGGTGTCGTCTTTTGCCATGTCGTGGCCTTCCATTTCGATTTTCAGGGGAAGAGTGATTTCTGCGTCACCGCTTGCGGCGCGCCCGATCCCCACAGAGGGGTCGGCAGGCACAGGGCAAAGGGTGATCTCATAGGGGCACCAATGCGCCCGCAAGATCCGGTGGCCGCTTTCCGGGTCCGTCCCAACCTGGGAAAAGCCCTTGATTGTGTAGCCAACGGAGACACCCGAGATTTCGCCATCCCGGATGCGCTCAAGGATTTCAGAAGCGCGCGCGCCCTTGCCGATCCGGCAAATGGCACGGCCGCGCCCTCCTTCAATCCAGGCCTTTTCGACAACCCCAGCCTGGGAGTCGATTGACTGGGAATGATCGGTCAAAAGAGGGGCGCGGCCCGTCGCCAAGCGCGACAGGTCCACCTCTCCCTCGCCATGTCCCAGAACCTCGAGACCCACGAAATCCTCGCCGGACTCAAGAATGAAGTTGCGGGCCACGGGGGCCTCGCTCGAGAATGTCAGGGCCACCCGGCGATCTGCGCCATCTGACCCGTCAGGCGCGCGCGCCTCGAGAACCCCGGCGCGCAAAAGGCGCGCGGGAACCTTGATTTTGTCACTCATGTTTGGAGCCTCTTGGTTATCCGTTGCCGGGATCGGGGGCCGCGTCCTCGCCCTGATTTGGGTCTGGCGGGGAAAGGGCGGTGGAGGATTTCAATGAAGACAGGAGCGCCTGGCCAAGGCCGGGGCGCGCCGCGTCCAGCGTCTCCACATCGCGGGCAAAGCGCAGTGCCACCTGCTCAAAGTCTTCGCCCCGCTCGGCCACAATGTCGGACGGCGCCACCAGAAGATTGGCGAGGTTCTTTTCATTGGCCACCGCGTCATCCTTGGGATTGACCGAGGCCCAGCCCCGGCCGCGCCAGGTGGCCGCCTCGCGGAACTTGCCCTCGCTGGACATTGGCAGCACCGCGCCAGACTCCAGCCTCACCTGATTTGACAGGAAGGCCATGGGCAGGAAGGACTTGAACACCTCATCATGCAGCCCCTCGGACAGATCGCGCTGGAACACGCGCCATTCGTCGCGCTCCTCCCCCCGCCCATCCTTGAGGCTGGAGAAACTGGCGCCCTCCATGTCCGAGGACAGCCCCGCATAGGAGACCCCAAGACCCGCAGCGCCGCCGCGTGTCAGGGATTTCATGAAGCCCGGCATATTGGCATCCGGGTAATTCGAAGGATTGCCCTTGGCGGTATAGCCGGGCGGCAGATCCACGATGGACCCCGCTTCAATCTCCTCGGGGATTTCATCCTCATCGCTACGGGCCGCCGTGGGCGCGCCGTCCGCGTCCACCTGCTCCAGAAACACCATGGCCGCCGCGCCATAGTGGGCAGCGGTCAGGGCCGATTCCTCATATTTCGACAGCATGTTGAAGCGGCGCAAAGCGGTGTGGGATTCCGGCGTGCCAAGGGCCTGTCCGGTTTCCGTCTCGCGAATGACGTGGATGATCTCGCGGGCGGGGATGCGGATACGGTTGCGGCTTTGCCCGGTGTGCGCCTCCATCGGGTGGCCGTCAAACATATGAAAGGCAAGCGGGCGGCCAAACTGGTTGAACTCCACACCGCCGTCGATGTAGCGCCCGCCGGACAGGGTTTGCACCAGGTCCAGATCCAGCAAATCAATGGACAAGGGCTGCACCTGATAGCCGAACTTCCCGAACCGGGACCCGCGCCATTCGCGCAGGATAAAGTTGCCCTCGCGCGCCAGCATGGTGGCCGCCACCTTTTCGATCTTCCACCAGGAAAGCCGCCCGCAAGGGGTACAATTGCCCCGCCTGCACCAGGAGGCCCAGGCGGTTTCAATCGCCTGGTTTGCCGCCTTGTCCGGCTTGCCGTCGCGGTTCTTGCCGTTCATTTGCAGGGAAATACCGTTCCAACCCACCACATGGCGACGGACCATCATTTCATAGGACTTGAGGTAATCGACATTCTGCGCCGCCACGCGGGCGTGGTTGATCAAGCCGCGCAGATCCATGCGGGTCTGCGATCTGGACGAGTCCCCGAGGATATTGCCAAAGCCCCCAACCAAGCGCCCACCGCGCGCCGCCTTGAAGCGGCGGACCTGGGTTTGGCTGGCAGGCTTCACCTGCGCCGGGTTGGTCTCTGGGGCATAGCCAAGCATCCCGCCGCGCAGCTCAAGAGGTTTTGCCAGGTTCATGTCAGAGCCTCACTTTGCGGTAACGGGGGCCATAGGATTGTCCAGCGGCAGCGGCCTGTTCTGCCTCCACCTCGCGCATGAGCCGGGCACGGGTATTGCGCAGGACCTCGAAGGGCGTGCGGGTCAGCGAGCGACCTTCAATGGAATAGGCCTCCACATCCTTGGTGGCCCGCCCCTCCAGAACGGCGTTGATTGCATCCAACAGCTTTTGCGCTTGGGTGCGGGTGTCATGGGACTGGGCCGGATCTGGCGCCACGGTCAGGCACCCGGCGCAGATCGACAGCCGCGCCCCATCAGAAGTCCGGGTGGCAAAGAGCGTCCAGACATAGGGACCGGCGGTCAGCCCAGTGGTGACGGTTGGAAGGATAGACACCCCCCAGCCATCCGCATCCCAGACGGCCGGGGCCGTGGTGGGCGCCCCGCCGGATCTGGGCGCCAGCGAATAGGCCAGCGCATAGTCAGAGCCGGGATAGCTGGCGGCCAGGTCATCCAGACGCCAGGCCCACAAATCACCGGCCACCAACTCCGCAGGAACTCCCTGCGCGGGCGTGAAGGCATTGCCCGTCATGCCGCCCCCCGGTCACTCTCGGCCCGCCAATCCTGAAGCGCCGGATTGCTGGCCTCAGGTTCGGCCGGGCCTTCTTTGCCACCCTCATCCCGCAGGCTTTGGACCGCGCGGAGACTGTTCACCACCTGCGGCGCGGCGGCCAGTGTCGCGGCGAACTCGCGCTGGAAATCATGATTCTTGATCTGGGCACGGCCGCCAAAGAAGAAGGACACAATCACGCCGATGATCGCCCAAAGACCGGCCGGAATGATGGCCCAGGCGGTGAAGACCTCGGCCATGCGGATGGGATCAATCGCCGTCCAGATCAACAGGCCAAAGACCGTGATCACCATCAGCGGGCGCGGCAATCGGTTCAGGCCATCCACCAGCACGTCAAACCAGGTCCGGGCCTGTCTCTGGTGGAACTCGGCCGATAGCTGCGCCAGAGCGGCGGCGTCCAGATCGAAAGCGCGCGCGGCGCTGGCCTCGGCATTGGGGCGAAAGACTTCCACGGAATCGCGCAGCACGTTTGCACCACCGCCAAAAAGCAGTTTCAACAGGTTCATTTGCAGACCTCAGTTTTGGGGAAGTTGGCAGGCCGCCCAGATCGGCGGACCAGTCGTCACAGGGATCACTCAGGGGATCATTCAAGGATCAGCCCCAGGCGGCACAGCGCGCCCGGTGATCCGCCTCTGACAGGCGATAGCGGGGGCGCATGAAGTCCTCGGCCCGCACGATCCAGCCGCCCTTTCCGCCATCGCGGCGGCGGGCATATTTGCGGGATTGGGGGCGCCGATCCGCCAGCCCATAGTAATAGTCCCGGCGGGCAATGCCGTACGCATCCACCAGGAAGGCGCCCATCTGGTCATGGGCGCGGGTGACGGCGGCAATCGTCAGGGGACCTATCCCCCCGTCCACCACCAGATCCGCATCCCCCAGGCCCGTTTCATTGATCAGCCGTTGCAGGATCTTCACCGCATTGGACCCGGCGTTCACATACATATCAAAGACGCTGGCCTGGAGTGGCTGCGGCAGATGCGCAATCCTCGGGCCGTGGAAGTAGTGGCGCAGGTACAGATCCACCGCCAACTCCACCGACACCAGCCTGACGTCCGCCACATCCACGTCGCCATCGCCGTCCAGATCCAGCCCGAGGCGGCGCAGGGTGTGGATAGTGACCCCGTGTTTCGTGGCCCCGCCTGGGTCAGAGGGGTCATTCACAAATCCCCCCTCACGGCGGATAATTTCAAGCGCAATGTCTTTGGGCGACTGCATGGCGCGGCCTCCTGATTTTGGGTTGCATTGACACGGAAAAGGCTGGGGCTAGTCCCAGCCACCAAAGGAACGGCCACGACGTTTTGCGCCGCGCCGTCTTTTTGGTTTCTTCGGTTTGATCGGAGCCGTGACCTCGGCCTCCAGCTCTTGATCCGCTTCCAGATCCAGCACCGCAAAAGTGTTGTCAGGGCCGATCAAGGCCCAGCCGGGGCAGGATTTCGGGTTGCTCCAGTCGATTTTCTCAACCCCCAGCACAATGGCCAGGGCGAGGTCATAGACTGCCAGGTCCAGCGCCTCATTGCGCTTGACGCCAGGCCGGGGTTCCCAGCCCTTTTCGCTGCGCCGCTCGGCTGCCAGTTCGGCGCAGATCTCAGGCGGCGCGCCCTTGGGAATGTGGATGGCACTGGCGCCCCCGTCCTCGCGGTTGAGGCTGGCGGCGATCTCATCTTTCAGCCGATCTGTTCCGGCCCGCACCAGAAGAACGTCCCGCGCCACTTTCTTGCGGCCCTGGTGGGAGGTTTCCGGGGCCTTCACCTCGGCCCGCTTTTTGTTGTCGCCGCCAACACCGCGCACCAGATGAAACCGGCGCGGATGGTTTTTGCGCATCTTGCGCCAGAAGGTATAGGCGCGCGGGGTGACACCCGCCTTGCCACCGGCATCGCAAATGACCGACAACGCCTTGAGCCGGTGATCGGCATTGGCCACCGGATAGGACAGCTCCATCAGATCCAGCAAGGCGTCCCAGTCTTCACCATACTTTGCCGGGTCAATCTGGCGGTCTGCGGCGCGCGGCGCGCCCTCGGGCGGTTTGTGAATGTCGAAACGGTCCATCAGAACCCGCTCCCCCTGGGCCAGATGCGCCATCACCTGAACCACAAAGCGCCCGCCCTGGACGTCAACCGCGATCAGAATGAATCGGGTTTCCGCCGGGGCCACTTTCCAACCATGATCCGTCAGCCCATCGCGCAGCGCGCTTTCGGAAATCGCCGCCGCATCGTTCAAGGCGCGCGGGCGGTACGGGCGACCCACGTCCAGATTGGTGGCCGCCTGCAAGGGTTTCTCATTGCCGGTGCGGGCCAGTTCCTCCTCGCCCTCAAGAACCCGCGTCACAATCTGGGACCAGGTGGCCAGCGCCGCCGCCGGGCCTTCCATCCAGTAGGAGGCCACCGGGGTTTCGCGTACGTCATCGCCAAGGGGCACCAGCTCCCCCTCCTGGCTTTCATGCAGCCAGCGGGACGTACGGTTCAGCTCGGCCTTGTGGTGGGGTTCAATCACCGCGCCGCAATGGAGGCACGACATATAGGCGCCCTTGCCACGCTCGGCCGGGCTGCCCTCTTTGGGATAGCCGATCCGCTCGAAGGTCGGCTGGAACTCCCCCCGGCAATCCGGGCAGGTCCAGTAAAGGCGGCCACGGGTGCCGGTGTTGTAGATGCCCAAAAGCCCCTCGCAGGGCGGTGCCTCATGGGGCGTTTTGGGCTGCCAGTTTTCGTCCAGGATCGGAAAGCGGGGCGAGGACTCGGCTACATTCATGCCGCGCGATCCGGCCTGGGTATGACGCTTGCGGCCCAGATCGAACGCAGGGCCTTGCCCCTCCACGTCCTGATAGGCCTTCTGATCATAGTCCGCCATCAGGACCAACGGAATGGACCGGCCCGACAACTTGTTGTCCACCGGCCAATCCAGCGTCAGGCGTCCCCCGCCCACAAAGGTTTTTTCATGAGTGTTATCCACCCGCAGCGCGTCCCGCAGCTCTGGCGAGTTCTTGATGATCGGGCGCAGCTCTTGCAGCGACCATTCCCGCGCCGCAGCCTGGGACATGTAGAAGATGGAGACCATGCGCGGATAAGTCAGGACCGAATGGACCCAAGGGTTGATGATCAGGCTTTCCGTCTTCGAAGATCGCGCCGGGCCGACAAAGACCACGCTTTCAAACCGGCGGGACATTGTGGTGTCCTGCGGCTCCACCATGTAGGGTGCCACCGCATTGTCCCAGAACGTCCAATGGCCGCCCGCGTTCACCTTGCGGCGGGTGGCGGCCTCAGAAACGGAAATCCGGGAAGGCGGAGAAAGGGCTGGCAGCGCCGCGCGGATCGCATCCCGCACCGGCCGAAACCCCGGAAGGGGCGCGCCCTCCCTGTAATCGGGGGCATCGTTTTGCAGCATTCGTCACCTTGGGATCAGAATTGATAGGCGCGCAGAACATGGACCTCGGCCGTGGTGCCAGTGGCGTAAACCCGCGTCACTCCACAAGGAATGAGTTGACTGGCGGTCACGGGAATGGTCCGGGGCGCATCCCCCATCGGCGTGTCAAAGACAACGGTTCCCGAGGTCGCCGCCAAGAAGGCAATCCCGATAAAGGGCAGGTCCTCAGTGTCGCTTGCCACCGCCGGGACAAGATCAGCCGCCGGACCGTGGACAGGAACGACGCGCGCTTCGAATGGGTTCTTCATAGGATCATCCTTTCGGGGTTAGTCTTTGGACAGCAGATCCTCCACCGCGCCGCGCGCGCCGTGGAGTACATCGTCAAGGATCGCTTGGATTGTCTCGACAGCCGCCGGGGGCAAGTTCAATTCGCGGGCCAATCGGTCCGGCGCTGCGTCCAGCCCGTCGCGGATCGCCACAAAAGCCTCCTCAAACGCCTGGGCCACATCGCTGGCGCGGATGAAGTCCCGGCGCGCGGCGGCGGCGGTGATCCATTCCTTTTCCACCCGCAGGGCTTGCTCCTGTTCCTTGGGGGACAGGGCCGCCCGGCCAAGATCCTGGATCGATCCGCCAAGCAATTCCATGCGCAGTTGCGCCGTAGCGTCCTCAGCATGTTGCCGGGTCGCGGCCTCTTCAGCATCGCGGGCCATGCGCCAGGCATAAGCGACGGACAGGCGGAACACGTAAGAGCGACCATTGGTGCCTCGTTCAACAAAGGGGATGCGCTCGGCCTCTGGCAGCACCAACCATTTGTCGATTGTGGTGGTGGACACATCCAGCGCAGCGCCCAGGAGGTTCTTGTTCACCTCGGCATCCGGCACGCCTTTTGGCATCGGGTATTTCTGCACTAGCGCCCGTTCTTCCCCGGCCAGCGGTGGCAGCTCTGGAACCGGCGGGATCTCATCCTCTGGCATAACAACAACCCCAACCCAAAAAGCCACCCCTCGAAATTCCCCCGCCGCCCAAAACAGCGGGGCGCGAATATACCCACGTGACGCGGTGCCAGAAGGACCCGTGTTTCACATTTGTGTTCTCCTTTGATTTCGACGCGCGCCAAGCGGGCAATAGACGAGCAAAAGCTCGGTTGTTTGTGCGGGGAAAAACACGAAGTATTGCAGCAATCTTCGAGTGTGTAGAGGTTTGATCTTATGGAAGAAGTCTTCGCCTTCTTGGGTAGTGCTGGGAAATTGTTACCTGTAACCGTTATCTCAGCCATCGTACTATTTGGAGTTAAGGAGTTCCTGGAGACCCGACGCAGACGGGGCACGAACAGTAGAAAGCGCCGTGCCCTTCGCCGCCTCCTAGCTGATGAGGTCGAAAGGAATAACTTTCAAATCAGGCGATTGCGCGGTTGCTGCGCCACGATTCAGCGAGCGTTGGCTGAAGGATATTTGGAATCTGACAGTGATCTGAAGCTGAAAGTCATCGAGGGAGCATTTGGGAAATTACACCTGAAACTATCGGAAGAAGGGCAGGTGCTCTATCAAAGTCCAATAGGAACAGTACACACTGAGGTGCTATCCGGCAGCCTTCTGGAACTGGCGCTAGTAGACAAAGAGATGTTCGAAACTGCGATGGAAGCAAGCGACGGCGCCAAAGAGTTGGATGGCCTTAGGCACAGCATGGTTGATCTCCTTCAGAGCCATGATCATACTTTCCTACCTGGCTTTCCTGATTATGCGCTCTCCGAGATCGACAAAATTGAACGAACCCTTAAGGCATTCTACAAAGGCCTAACCGGGAAAGAGCTTGTCGATATTCGAGTTTTTTGATGCTTTCTTCGGTTCCTCAGACCGACAAACTTCACCCCATTTTCATATTGCTACCGATAGGTGGTGAAGGCCTTGGCCAAGGCGCGATAGAAGTGGCGGGGAAAGCGGCGACCCGTCGCGGCGCTCATTTTCGGATAGAATTTGAACGCCCTGCGATAGCTGGGAGGCTTGTCGGTGAAGGCAAAGATCTTTTTCGGGGCCTTCCGCCCCTTGCGTTCATAGATGCCCGGCGTCAACCGGCTACCCGCGCGCGGCGTGAAGTAGCGTGCAGCATTGGACCGGCGCTTGCGGGCGGCCGTGGCCTTGGTTTCGTTCTGCGCCGCATCGCCCTGCGCCTTGAGGCCTGACAAGACCTTTTGGATCTGACCGGGTGAGACATTGCCATGGCGGTTCTTGCGCGCATGCTTGGTGGGCAGCACATAGCCCACGCCCAGCCGGGCATTCAGCAGCCGCTCCAGCCCAGTCTTGTGCCTCGGCCCGCCTTCCACCTGGCGCAAGAGATAGTCCTTGCGGGCGGCGGCCAACTTGCGTTCGATCTTGATCTGCAACTGCCGCTTGGTGGCCCGGCGAAAGTGAAAGGCGTTGAGCGTCCAGCGCGTCGGATTGTGAAAGGTCCGCCGCATGTGGCGCTTGTTCAGCTCTATCAGATCCTTGCCGGTGTCATTGAGCGCAACCGAGGTAGCAAAGGGAAGTTGGCGTCGGGCCGCGTCTGACAGGTCGCGCTCGACGTCGCGCAGGTTGGACTGGAGGCTGATTTTCATGGGAGAACGCGTCCTAACGGTAGGCATTGCTGCGAGGTGTAGCCAAGATTGAGTTTCAGAAGACCGCTTCATCAGGCACATTTCCACTCAGACCCGAACTGTCGGGCGCCTTCACTCAGGTACTTGCTTGAAAAAAGTGGTCTAGAGCACGAGAACCCAATATACTGCGGTCAACCTTAAATGAGAGACCCCACAGATGTTTACGAATTTCGACCCGTTGAACGTTAATGATTCGGCGTTGCCAGATGAGAGCATTATTCTAAAGCGCACAAAGCGCAGCATTCACTCTATTCTTCATTCCTACGTTGGTTGGTACGACCCATTTGCTGAACTTATCCAGAACGCAATGGACGCTGTTGAAAAACGCGCTCAAAAAGAAAACTACGGCAAGAAGATCAGCATAATAATAGATGAAAAGGACAACCAAGTTACTGTCACCGACAACGGCATTGGACTAGATGAGAGTGCCTTCTATAAGTTTCTGGCCCCGCATGAATCTTTTAAGGAAAAAGGTGAGCGCGGCAGCAAGGGAGTAGGAGCAACATTTCTTGCATACGGCTTCAACTACATTCGCATTGACACAAAGACCAAACATTTTCAAGCTTGCGGCGAAATGGAGGATGCAAGAAACTGGCTTCACAACGAAAATGCAAGCTCAAACCCAGAGGTATTTCCTACAAATGAGCCGCACATTGATAGCTTGTTTGATGAGATCTCCTCAGGAGTTTCTATAACAATACGTTTTGATGAAACCACTAAACCATCCAAGCTATCTTGGCCCGGACTAAAATCTGCTGAAATCTGGCACATGGCATTATCCGTGAAAACCGCACTGGGTGCCGTTTCGCAAAGTACCGACGTAGAAGTAAAAGTTACACACATTGACCGAAATGGGAATAAGACGCAGGCTTCTGCGAACAAGACGTGTTACTTGCCGCCTCACTCTCACGTAAAGAAAGTGGCTGCATATGATGACGTGATTGAAGCAATCGAAAAAAATGTCCAAAAGAAGGGAGCAGCGGCGAAACTCCCTGGTAAAATTAGAAACCTAGACGCGGTCTCAATTTCCTGGAACAGTGAGGAAATTATTGACAGGGTCGATGGCCTTAACAAGGAGGAACAGGATTTTTGCAAGGCGCATGATGTAAACGTTATTGCATCATTTATGTCAGGGGCGAAGATTTGGAAACGATTTGCGGAAAAACAATTCGGGTATCGATCCACCGCAAAAATATACGAGGCGGGCCTACAATTGGCGGCGGACAACATGCCGCAAGGAGATATGCTCCAAATTCCACTGGTGCGCTATACCGGCAGGCAAAATCAAGTTCACATCGCGATGCACTTCAAGGACTGTGTGGTCGATCTTGGGAGGAAAGGTTTTGACAAAGCATTCGTGGACTTTGCGAAACAACTCTCCCGACTACTTTTGGAGAAAAATTTTACGCGGATTCGTGACTGCCTGCGAAATGAAGATAACAAGAGCAAAAGTCTAATTAAGAGCGACAAAGTGGATGGCTGGAAGAAACAACTTGAACAACACGAGGCCGATTCCCCACTACTTCTGAAGAATCCAAATTTCTTCGTGCCGATAAATGAAATATCGATTTCTTCTGAACCATCAAGAGAGCAGGATGTCATAGCCTTATTTAATCAGTTAGTTGCAGGCGGCGTTGTGCGTGGCATCAAAGTCGTTGGAACCAACGAAATGAGCACCTATGATGGGGCCTACCGCGCAAGGGTCGGTCCTGACTACGAAAGCCATGTGTATGATGAAACGTCTAACCCCCTCGGAGTGACCGATGAGTTGGCGGCGGATTTTGAGGAGGACCATCCTGATGGTTTTTTATCTAAGAAGCTTAAAGTATTGGAGTACAAGTTTTCACTGGACGGTTTGATTTCCGACCTAACAACTGGTGACAAGCAAGCCTCTGATATCGATTTGGTGATTGCTTGGGAGGCAGGAGAGGATTACATGCAACTCTTTGGCCTTACATCTTTGCTTATCGATGAGGGTAGTTCAGATCGTGAGTATCACGGTATTACCCATACTCTCTCAGATGAGCATGGCAACCATGTTATGGATGTTATCTTGCTGCGTGATCTAATCTCATTTCTAAACGACCCAAATGCAGAGGCTGTCCGTCAAGCGGAGTACGAGCGATAATTTCCGCCTCAATGACAGATGAAATCTGTTTCAGAATTCGTGCCACAGACATGTATTTCTGCTAGCGCTCTGGATTGATTTGGCCGGGCCTTGAAAACAAGGCCCCCTACTCGCTTGCGCTTTTTTGACTAAATAGGAAGGAAGTAACGGAACGCATCCAGTCCAAATGATTACACGTCGATGGTATGCGCCGCCGCATTTTTAACCGACTACTCCAGCGTATGAAAAGAGAACGGATTCGAATTCTGAAAGTCAAGACAAAAATCAACCAGGAGGTGATTTTGTTGCGCCGATTGCATCCGCCACTCGGTTACCAGCCGCCAGAAATGCTTCCTGCAAGGCCTTCATACGCTTTTCAGACAGCGCGATGCCCTTGCAGGTAATATATTCTTTCATCGACATATCGCCCAGGCAAACCCGGCGCCATAGGTCCAGCGGATCGGCTACAACGCGGGGCTTTTCGCGCAGGATGATCGGATCATGCCCCACGGCTGCCTCCATCCGTCGCAGGAAGGCCACCTGGTCCACAAATCCCGCCTGCCTGCCCTCGCTGGCGGGGCCGCCTGAGGTTCTGGCGGATCGGGTCAGGCTATCGCGGGGAGAACTGGCGCCACCGGATAGAACCGCCTCGGCCGTGGCGGTGTAGGTCTCCACGGCGTGGCGGGCGGCGGGGGACAGCCGGGTCAGGATCGCAGGACCACGGCGCCGGTAGACAACATTCACCTGGTGACCGTCCCGGATGGTCGCGGCCTCAAAGTTCGTCATGTCGGTTGGATTAGTGTACTTGCTCATAGCCTCGGTTCCTTTCCTCTTTCGCAAGCCAAGGGAGGTTAGGGAGTACCCTCCTATAGGCCCTTATGAAAAACGCGATTTTTGGGGTTTTCTTTGCCTTACCTCTATATACCCCTCCCTAAACTCCCTATTTAACAGGGGTTACCTGTAAGGTACTGATAGAAATACGATTTGCGACTTTTCGCCCTCCCTGAACAACGGCAAAATCCTCCCTACAGCCTCCCTAAGCCTCCCTGAAATCGCCAAACCCCAAACATTCTCAGTCAGACCGCTTGCGGTCTGTCCGCTTAAAGCCTCCCTGGGCCTCCCTGATTTTCCCTGCATTAGGGAGGTGAAACAGGGGTGCGGGGTGCAGGGCAGAGATGAGGCCTCAGGCAAAATCATCTGGATTCCCCCCGCCATCGGCTGGCGGTTTTGACGTCTCAAGGTACTTCTGGACCAGTGGGTCATCCTTCAGCTTGAAGCCCCGGAACACCATCAGCCCATTGGTTTTGCCACGCTCGAACCCCTTTTCCGAGAGGTTGTCCCGCAGCGCAGAATCCGAGAAGACGCGCGCGCCGTTGTCCTTGGCCCAGGCCTTGAAGGCCCGGAAGAAATCGGCTGTGCGGGTGCGCGTGTCCGGCTCAATATCGGCGCATTCGCGCAGGAAGGTGCCCACCGGGTCCGCCGCTTCCATGATCCGGTCCTTGAGGGTCAGCATGGCCTGAGGCGGGTCAATGCCGGGAGGCACGCCCACGCCCTTTTCCAGGCGGGCAAAGAAGTCCCGGAAGCCATCCAGAAGCCAGTTCAGAATGCCCGGCAGCTCGGCCCGCAGGGCGGCGTCTACCTCCAGCTCACTGCGGCGCTGGTCTGGGGGCAGTTCCCGCAAGTTGACCTCCAGCGGGAAGAAGACAAGACGGCGGCGGGTGCCGTAATCCTCATCCTTGATCTTTGGCGTCCGGTTGAAGGAAATCACCGGAATGCCGGTTGGGCGGTAGACAAATTGCGGCATCCCGAGTGCCCGCGCCGGGCGCAGATCGCCGCCTGTCAGAGACTTGATCTTTTTGGCGCTGAACACGTCTGTGACGGCCGGTTCAGAGGCTAGGATCACCCGCGCGCCGGGCAAATCGACCTCCTCTGGCGTGGCCTGACCTGGGTTCTGGTTCTGGGTTTGCAGGAACAGCTCCACCTTGGCCGGGGCCGCATAGCCGCCAAAGTTGCCCAGCACTTCGCCCAGGATCTTGGTGAGGGTGGATTTCCCATTGCCGCCCGCACCCCGGATCAGGATGGCCACCTGGGCCGGGTTCTGGCCAAAGACCAGCGCCCCAAGGGCACGTTGCAGGCAATGGCGAATGTCCGGGTCCGGCACGATGAGGGCCATGAACTGGTCCCATTCTGGGCAGGTCGCGCCGGGGACAAAGGGCGTTCCGGCGCATTTGGTGGGGCGCGGGGTGCGGTCAATCGGCACCAGCCAGTCCCGCCGCCAGGCCGCCAGATCCGGCGCATTGCTGCCCTTGCGTTTCCTCGGGGGCTTGGCGTCCTTGACCCGCTTCAGATCCACCGCGCCATTCTTCACGACCAGGAGCCAGGGGTCCGCATCCAACTGGTGGATTTCCGCGCTGACCTGCCATTCGCAGGCCTTGAGCGCCTTGCCTTGCTTGTCCACGTTGCCAACGGTGGTCTGGTGTTTGCACAGGGCCTTGATGCGATCCTGGCGCATGGCCTCAGCGGCTTCCTCTTCGGTGACAAAACGGCGCGGGTCTTTCGCCTTATCCGCCTCGCGCTGGCGGAAGCGGGCCACCTCCAGTTCGGAGAATTGCTGCATAGCCACGGCCTTGATCTCTTCAGCCACCAGATCCGGCAGGCGAGCGGCAATCTCGGCCGCGCGCAGGATGCCCGACTGGAAGGAATAGCAGTTCCCATTCCAGACACCCCAGCCTTTACCCAGGACGAAGAGCAGATCCTCGCCATAGGCCGCCAGAATGCGCCGGGCGTTGCCCCGATCGTTCAATTCCAGATAGGCGCGTTCCTGCGTCGAGAGGCTGAAATCCTTGCGCGCTTTGGCCTCGCCATACTTGCCTTCCAATTGGTCAATCATGCCCATGGACTACTCCTTTCAGAATTTCCATCAGCGCCACGTCCGCAAAATCAAGATCCAGATCCCAGCGGCCATGCGGGACCGTCAGGCGGACCCGCAGCCCCATGGCTCGCAGCCGGGCGGCCGCGCCCTCATAAAGCTGGCGGGCCTCGGCCGGGTGTTTGCTGGAGCCTTCCCCGAGGATCAGCACCTCCTCCACACCGGGGCGCGGGGTCCATAGCTGGCCCGCGTACTGGCTCGGCCCAGTGATGGCGCCACGGGACAAGGCAGCCTCGGCCGACCATTGCACCTGGCCAGCGGAGACAAGCGAGGAATAGGCCGCAAGGGTGGTTTCGATCCCTTCCCCAACCACAACAGAGGGAGACGGCGCAGTCAGGACACAAGGCTGGCCCATCAGCGCGCCGGTGCGGCCGATCCACTGTTTCGCGATCTTGCGCCCGTCGCTGTGGCTGGCGCGACCCTTGGCCGTGATCCATGTGCGATGCACACCAAGCAGCTTGCCCCGACCAATGGCCGCGACCATGGCCGGGCCGGAATGCACCACGGCGCCGCCGTTTTCCCGGTGATCCAGCATGGGCGCGATGCGCAGCGTTCCAGGAATGCCACCAATGGCCGCCAAGCGGACACCGCGCGCCTTGAGGTAGCGCGGCAAGACACTGGTCACCACATCCTTGGCGCTGCCCGTATAAGGTCGCCTGCGAGTGGAGGCCCGCCGCCAGATCTGCAAGGCGATCCGGTGGCCGGTTTCGGCCTGGCGCTGCGCCTCCCGTTCTGCCTTGTCTTTTGCCTTCTGGCGCTGGCGCTCGAGGTCGCGCTGGCGCTCCTCGGAAATCTCACCCGATATGCCTGCATCATCTGCCAGGCGGCGCATAGCCTCAACAAAATCAAGGCCCAGATGCTCCATCGTGAAGTCAATCACGGATCCGCCCTTGTGGCAGCCAAAGCATTTGAAGACGCCGCCCGTTCCAGCCGGTTCCACCACATGGAAAGAGGCCGTGGCCTCCCCATGGAGGGGGCAAGACCCCCACCAATCCCCTTTGGCCGGGCGGGATTTCTTCAGGTCCCAGACTGTCCCGGCCGCATCGGCAATCGCCCGCAGCGAGACCTCGGCCTTGATGCGATCAGATTTCTGCATCGTTCCCCCCATCGGCCATGGCCTCCTCCAAAGCGCGGACGCGGGACACAAAAAGACCGGCGGAAAACTGCGGCTTTGAGCCTTGGCGCGACAGGGCGAATTCAAACCACCTTTGCGCCATCACCGCCCATTCTGCCGGGATTTCCGGTTTGGGGTGCCAGGCATTTGGCGTGACCAGAAAGAAGCGTTCGGCCTCAAGTGCCAGAGCGTCGATCTCATGGATGGCCGGGTGGAACTCGGCCGGGAGCTGGAAGCGCTGCGCAATCGCCCGCCACAGCCCGGATTCAAGCGGGTGATACCCCGCCAGCAAGGCTTTCACGGGGGTGATAATGTCGGACAGGATGTATTCCGGGGCATCGTGCAATAGGGCCTGAAACCGCACCCAGAGGGGCAGCCCCATTTGATCGGCCACCGCCTCGCAAAACAGGGAATGCCAGGTGATGGGATAGGCTGGCAGATCGTCGCGCGTGTGACCGCCGAAACGGTTCTTTCGCGACAGACCGCGCGCAATATCCCGCGTCTTGATCAGGTCAGGATTCGGATCGCGCACGTCCAGAAGGTGCGAGCCGGTCCAGACGATGCCGTTGAAACGAGGGTCCATTTTTGCCTCCATCTATTCAGGCGTTTGAGTGGGGTTCAGAACAAAGACCCTTGCGCCGGGCTGGGTTTGGCCGGTCTGCGGGTTGGTGATTTCGGTTCTTTTGGGCCGCCGGGGAACGCCAGTTCGGCGTCCGCCTTTCGCTTCCAGTCCTCTGCCAGCGCGAGGCAGGCCGGGGCGCCGCAAACAAAGATCATGGTGCGTTTGTCCGGGGGCAGATCCGCCATCCATCCCCGGCGGCGATAGCCAAAAGGCGCGCAGCTATCGCCGCAGCACTTGCAGGGTCCCGGCATCACTTGAACAGCGCATCCGGCGCGGGGTCTGGAGGCTGCATCAGATCACCCCCCGGCGCTGGATTTCTGTTAGTGCCATATGCAACGCCAGCTTTGCGGAGCGCGCGGGCCAGTCCAGGAACTTCTCGATTTCCTCGAACCGCATTCGCGCGCCGCAGGCCAGCACCAAGGCCGAAAAGAGACCTGCGGGCAGGATTGCCAGGGCTTCAAGAAAGATCGGGGACTCCGTGGGGTTAACCGCGCAGGCGTCGGCAAAGGCCTCGGCCGTCTCCACATTGGTGGGGCTGAAATGGTGGCGCACAGACGGCTGCATATACCCCGGCAGTCGCCTGCGGCTTTTGGCAGCGCCCTGTTCGAGGAGTTCCAACAGGAGGGGAGAGATTTCAGGTTCAAGATACTTCATTGCGCCACCTCTTGATTGGAGGTTTCCGCCGCCATCCGTCCCTTGAGGATGTAAATGGCACGGCCGGGCAGCAGTTGAGCCAAAGCCCACTCCAGCCCGGTTTCCGTCAAAGCCAGATGGCCGCCCCCTGCGCTCTTGAGCATTCCAAGACGCATGGCCGTGGCCACGGCGATATTGGTTTCCAGGGAGTCAAATCCGGTCAGAGCGCGCAGCGGGGTTTGCGGGCTATGCTGCGCCGCCGCGACGGCTTGCAGGAAGTCCAGAAGGCGGGGGTTCTTCAGGGTCGAAAGATCAACGGTCATGCTGTCCCCCTTTCCACTGGTCAAGGACCGCATCGGCGCCCTGTTGGGCGTTGCGGTAGAGGACAAGCGAGGCCGCCCGGTCAACAGGAAGGGAATTGTTCTTGGCTACGGCCCTCAGCCAGCGGCGCGCCTTTCGGGACAGAGGCGTGAGCAAAGCCCGAGAAGCGAGGCACGCGTTCTTGCCGCGCAGTAGTGACCGCTCTGTCAATTCTGGCGGGCAATCTTTCAGGGCCCCAAGGTCGGCCTCGGCTGGATGATCCGCGAAGTGGTCAAAGATCATCGACGCGCCTTGTCCCCAAAAGGTCAGGCCACATTCGGCAATCACGGTTTGCAGGATGGCTTCAGTACCCGGCAGCGTCCGAATGGACAGGCTCCACGCCGGGTGATTTCGGATCGGATCGCGCCGGTAGGCAGGGTCTTCGTCAGGCGTTTTCATGTATGCCTCCAAAGGTTCAGGGTGGAACCTTTATGCGGAGGCTGCCGATTGGGCGTGATCGTCAAAAGAGATATTTTTTCCCAACATTTACAAAGTGATAGAAATCCTGTCAGCATCATGCCCTTGGTGAGCTTCATTCTCACATTTGGGATTTTTTCTCACTTCTGTTCACGCATACAAAAAGGGCGGACACCTGTCCGCCCCTCGAAACGTGTGTGAGTAGTGCTTGATTAAGCGCTCAAGGCGAGGTCTGCCCCCTTGAAGAACGGGCGCCTACATTCGATCACACAGAATGCTTCCCCTTGAGAGTTGGTTACGACTGGTCCGGCTGCACGGGCGTCCAGGCCAGCTCTGCGCAGCCAGGCCACAAAACCAGGGGGCATCAAGGCGAACACATGATTTGCCCCCTTCCCCGCGCAATGCTCCATAAGGCGGATCGCATTCTCCTTCAGGGCATCGGTTCGAAGCCGCCTTGCCAAGGTCAGGTCCACGGTGAAGCGGGTTGCCTCAAAAGACTTGGTAGAGGTGCAAGCAACGGGGATTATGTGTTGGGGGATATTGGGCAGGCGTCCCAAAGTCGCATCCCGAATCATGTAGCTGAAGTTCGGGCCTGAATAGCTGCATGGGAACACGCGAGACGCGGACAAGACGCGCCCGGCGTCATGAGTGATGACATACTGAGTTAGCGGGGTGTCGTATTGGTCCCATTCAGCCTCAGCAGTGTGGGGAACATCCCATCCTTGTTTGTCAACAAAGGCGGCCTTCCTCAGCTTTAGGTGATCATACCAGAGAGAGCCGTGCCTATGAATGCTGCTCCAGTCGCAAACGATGGTTTCCATTTGTCCCTCCAAGTTGGCCGAAAAGCTCAACCTGAAGGCGATAGGATAACAAACTAGAAATCAACCGTCACACCAGCCACAGCGCACACATGCACCGCTGCCAGGAAATTATTGACGCCAAGAATGGCTTCAATACGCCGCTTGCGCAGCTTTATGGCGTCCTCGCTTACTTCATAATAGTGCGCCACATGGCTAGCGCGCATTCCATTGGCAAAGAGGGCTACCAGTTCGCACTGTTCTTGGCTCAGCCTCATCGCGTTTAGGGTCAGGCGATGAAGGTGCGATCTGCGCAGCAAACGGACCGCTTCAGCCCCTGCCGTTTCTGAAAGCTTGCTCGGACCGGCATAGCTCACAATCAAGCCACTGCCAGCAATCTGGCTTGAGAACGAGATACCATTGTGCAGCCCAAAATCTCGAGCCGTTGACATGACCGGATTAGCCCGTGGGTCGTGCCCGTCCCATTCAAAGGTCATTGCGCGCGGCGCGCACTTCTGGACCACCGGGTCAAGAGACAACCAGTTGTTTTCAAAATACATCTTCTGAAAATCATCCGGGTAGCTGGAGAAGTAACCTATTTGCCCGTGGGCAAAATTACCAAAGCCAATGGAACAGAACTGACTTGATAGCTCTGCCAGATCACAAAAGTCGCTCGCAGCCAGTAGCTCCATCTCTAACACCGCACCCAGAAACACCGTTTGAGGTGATTTTAACAAAACACAGTGACAAAACAACCAAAAAGTGTACTCTTGAAACTCTGTTGAGCTGAGGTTGGGTTATGTATCGTGAAGCGCTGTTGAAGGCTCTGCCGAAACTTTCGAACGCAGCAGCGCTCAATCTGTTTCAGTTTCTCGCAGCGCGGCGTTCAGGTCAGGATACTTCGCTTGAAGAAACTCAAGAGCCTCTTTCGCCTGTTCCTCCCCCATGCGCTGAACCATCCCATAAAGATCGTTCCGAATAGCTGACATTGGGTTTTCAGCATCAAGCATGGACACATTGTTCAGTCCAAGAACCTTGCAGATCTTTTCCAGCGTCTCAAACTTTGGCTTGGCGGCCCCTGAGAGGAAAGAATTCACCGTATTGACCCCTAACCCCGCTTTGCGCGCCAAAGGTGAGGGCTTCATTCCCCTGTAGTGGATCAGAGCATTCAGGTTTCGCCTGCGGCGCTCCCAAAGTTCGGTGTCTTCGCTCGCATCTGTCAAAGCCACGCCCCCTGCTAACCCTGTGCAACTTCACCATAAGTGGTTTTGCGAGGCGTGAAAAGCTACCAAAAAGGGGAGATTTATCATTGTATTTTGTGATTATCACGTTATTTTGTGACTACACAACCCCTGCGGTACTTCCCACGAGTGGTCCGACAGCGAGGCCTCCATGACGGATGTGAACGACATAGGCGACTTTGAAGGAAGACCACTAAGCCAGGTTTTGCTGGACGTCGAGCGCCGATATTTTTGCTGGGCACTGAACAAGGCAGAGGGCAACAAAGCTGAAGCGGCCCGCATTGCCGGGATGGCCTACCAAACCTTCACACGAAAGCTGAACCTCTTGGGCCTGCGGGTGACCTACCATGCAGAATGACCCCGAACGCATACGCAGAGCGCTGCTCATTGCCGCCCAAATCGTTGCACGGGATGGAGAGGCCTTCTTGCCGGTGTTTGTGCGGCTGGAACAGGAGGTGGCATTGCAGGAGGAGCGCAACGCGGCTTTGAAACGCGCGCTGGCCTTAGTTGCCGATGAAACCGCAGGCGAGGATCAAAGAGCTATCCGCTCCAACGCCATTCGCCGCCCCTCCAGCGCGCCGCCATCCCCATAGCGTGGGCGGTTGTACTTGTGCCCCAGAATGTCGGCCCTCACCCTGTCATCCACGTCAGCCGCCAGTAGGGCGTTCTCCACGTAGTGGCGCAGCGAATAGGCCACATGCAGCGGGGACTCCTTCAGGTTATTGTTGGACAGGTATTTGTTCACTGAGGCGGACCAACCGCCCGCCTTGTGCCGATAGCGAGAAATCCCACCCCGACTGACAATCCGGCGCGCGGCCTCGAGCGAGACACCAAGCAGGGGGATTTCCCGCTTGGTGTGCGCCACCTTCAACTCCCGACCATGTGCCGCGACTCTGAAGAAGGGGATATTGCTACTCGTCTCGAAATCCTCCAGCGGCGCATCTGTGATTTCACTTGGCCGCAGCCCCGTGTTGATCATCATCAGAAACACATCCCGCGCCTCTTCATTCAGCCCAGACAAGGCGTCCGGGGCCAGGATCTTGGTTGCGATCCAGTTGCGGGTAAACGGTGGAACGCCGCGTTCGTCCCTGCCCTCCAGCCGCAGTTTGACAAAGGGGTTGGAGATTTCCGTTTCGGTCAGTTCGGCCCAGGTGCCGAATATCTCTGCAAGGTGGCCAAAATCCTTGTTGGCGCTTTCGATCTTCATTCCGCCCTCGACACGCGCAGACCACCATTTGCGAAACTTGAGCGCATCGGCGCGGGTGATTTGGTCAACCGGGACCGGGATCAGGTCCCCCTTGGCGTCCTTTCGGCCGGTCACCTCCAGGAAGTTTCTCACAGCGCGTTCACGGGGCAGCTTCCAGCGGTGCTTTTGCGCCTCGGACTTTTGCAGGTGCCGCGTTCGGGTCAGGCTGTAATACTCTTCCAAGACCTCGCTGAGGGTCGGCAAAGCCTCTGGCGCCACGCCCAGAACCGCCTGGGTAACCGGCGCTGGCTCCCTCAGACTTTGCCCAGTCGCCAGGGACAAAACCCGGTTCACCAGATCCACAATGTCCCCGGCCGCAAGATCGTCTATCGGCTTGTAGGAAAGCCCTCTCGCCTCTGCCAGTTTCTTAGCGATGAGATAGTTCTTGCGGGCGCTTTCACTATCGCCAAGGCGTATGGCTTCCCACTCGGCAAGACGTGCCGCCTCTACCTGGGCTGCCTTGGCCAAGGCCTCCACCTTACTGTCCGTATGGAGGGCTTGCCGCACCTGGGTCACGGGCTGGCCTGTGGCCCCCACCACAAGGCCCCGATAGCGCTTTGGGATGCGTTTTACCCAGTAATACCGTCCACGGTTTAGGACTATCCCCATGGGACACCGGCGAGGGAGGAGGAGGCAGAAAAAAACCCAAACAGCTTTGCGACGTAGTACACTTTGTATGCGAGAAAGACATAGAGAAGGATAAGCACAGCGATCTCGATGGTCAGGCGACAGCACCGACGCACACGGTCATTTCTGAATGCGGCTTTGACCTCCGCCAGACCCAC